CATAAAATAGACATGCAAACTCTAGCAAATAAAGAAAATATGCTAAAATACCAGATACTAGAGCAAGAACTAAGTGTACAAAAAATTAAAGCCAAGAATACCGCAGCTGAGTTTAGGAGGATTGCATTAGAGCAAAGTATTTTAGCTACAAAGTCTATGGGCATGCCAACAAGAATTGGAGGTGCTCCGGTAGAGACAGACAAGTCAAAAGCTTTTAGATTAGCTTCTGACGAAGCAAATCGTCAAGCAGGTGTAACTGACGGGACTATTACCGAGCTTACCTCCCTGCAAAAAGCACTTACAGATATCTTAGCTCTTGCTCCGGATCAAGGTATTGCTATACTTAATCTTTTAGAGGACGAGCAGATTGCAGCATTAAAAGCTGCAGGGTTTCTTGTTGGGGATCTCGAGCAAGCGGCGTTAAAGCTACAACCTATACAAGTATTGCTCAAAGATCTAGGTGCAAGTGTTCATGATAATATGGCGGGTGCGTTTACGGCCATGGTTACGGGTGCTAAAAGTGCTAAAGATGCTTTTGCAGACATGGCAAAATCTATACTTAAAGACTTAGCGGCAATGATTGTAAAAATGATGATACTACAAATGTTTAAAGGTACAGCATTTGGTAACTTTCTCGGATTAGGAGGACGAAATGGTGGAGTATTTGAGCAAGGGAAAAAACTTTCAGGATATGCCACCGGAGGCGTAGCACGAGGGTCAACTTCAGGTTATCCTGTCATGATGCACGGAACCGAAGCAATCGTTCCTCTTCCTAACGGAAAGTCTATACCTGTAGAAATGTCAGGAAAAGGCGGCGGAAATAGCAGTTCAAATAACATTGTAGTCAACATATCTACAGATGGACAAAGCAGTAAGTCAGGAAGCACAGGCCCCGATATGGACAAACTAGGTGGAGCAGTAGCAGCAGCAGTACAAGTTGAATTACAAAATCAAAAACGATCGGGCGGAATACTTAACCCCTACGGAGCAGCATAATGACAATAGGTTTTATATATACAGGTACAACATACGCAACCCCTGATAGGAGTATGGCAAAAGCCAGCACCCCACGGGTACTTACTGCTAGTTTTGGGGACGGGTACGAGCAGCGTATTGCAGATGGAATTAATACTTTAAATGAAACTTATTCCTTAACTTTTGCAACTCGTTTAAAAGCTGACATTGACGATATAGTTGCATTTTTAGATGGTAAGAAAGGAGTTTCTAGTTTTGTTCTTACTCTACCTGACACAAACAATACTACACGCACAGGCGAAAGAGACGTCAAAGTAATAACAACAACTTATTCAACGACATACGCATATGATGACTTTTATAGTCTTTCAGTATCATTAAAAAGGGTTTTTGAGGCATGAGTAACGTAATTGCAACAGACGTACAAACACAAGAAATTGATTCGGGACTTGTCGAGTTATTCGAAGTAACATTGCCAAATGGAACTACCCTATACTTTCACCCAGGCATAGACTCTGACTTAACAGATGTACAGTTTCGGGATAAAACTGAGCCCGCTAATCCAGTAATTGCAGGTACTTTTATAGTTGGCACTATCTACAGTATAATAAATGCAGGCACTAACGCAGATCCTACTAACTATACATTAATTGGAGCAGCAAATAATACTGCAGGTACTACTTTTACTGCTACAGGTGTAGGGTCTGGAACAGGTCAGGCAACTCAGGTTAACCATACTATTCGTGATTATATTCCAATGCCTATGGTAATAGATGGTTTAGAGATACAAGCTGACGGAGCGTCTAGCAGACCAGCTTTTACCATTGCAAATATAGGTTCTTTATTTCAAACAGAGTTAGGTAATTTTAAAAATGATGATTTAATAGGCCAAAGAATTAAACGTCGTCAAACTTTAAGAAAATATTTAGTTGGAGGTGCTCAAGATGCCTCTCCTCCAATAGAGTTTTCTACTCAAGAGTATATAATTGATAGAGTAGCAGACGAGAATTCACTTTCTATTACATATGAAGTAGCTACCCCCTTTGACTTAGAAAACATACAGATACCTAGGCGTATTGTAGTAGGAAAGTATTGTAGCTGGAAATATCAAGGACACGCTTCCGGAAAGGGTGGGGGGTGTACGTGGAATACAGATGGAGCAGTAAATTACGATGGAGATGGGACTGTAAGAGCTCATAAAGCCTACTTTGACTTTGACGATAAACCTCTTGTACTTGCAGAAACTTTTGCAGATTATGTTGCAAGTACCGCCTATACAACAGTATCTTATGTTACTCATGCGGGTAAGTTTTGGGTCTGCACTGTTGCAGGAACAGGCAATACCCCCTCTATAACCTCTAGCTTTTGGAAAGAAGTTCGTAAATGGGCAGAGTGGTCTTCAGGAAGTTCTTATGCATTAGGTACTCTTGTTCGATATAATGGAGTAACAATATGGAAAGCTACGGCAGGAACGGTGCCAGCCGGACAAATACCTACAGGCACAAGCCCTTACTGGGTTAGAGAAGAAATATGTGGTAAAACACTACAATCTTGTAAAGCTCGATATGGGTTTAAACCTTCAGTATTAACAAGTGCAAATCAAAAGCCAGAAGGCTCAACGAATCTAGCTGCTCGTTTACCTTTTGGATCATTCCCTGGAACAATGAAATATTAAATATGAATCAATTAAAAGAAATAGAAGAACACTTTAAGACGTGGTATCCTCAAGAAGGCTGTGGAGTACTAGCAGTAGTTAAAGGTAAAACAACTTGGTTTCCTTGTGATAATGTAGCAGAAGGAGAAAATGACTTTATTATAGACTCAAAACAATACATTAATATTGGACATAGATCAGATATTATAGGTATAGTACATAGTCATCCTGACGGAACTACTGAGCCGAGTGAAAATGACATTAAGTACTGTAATGCAGTAGGAATACCTTACTATATATTTAGCTATCCTCAAATGGATATGAAAATATTACAGCCTATACGAATTAATAAGTCTCTTTACGGAAGAGAGTATGAGTTTGGTGTTAATGACTGTTTTGAAGCAGCAAGAGACTACTATATTTCAAACGGGCTAGACATACCTAGCCGCCCTCCTTTTGAAGATGATTGGTGGGAAAAAGATTTAGACTACTTTACTGACGAGTACATAGGTACTTGGGGCTTTGAGAAAGTAGAAGATAATATGCAAAAAGGTGACTTACTCATTTTTACAATTAATGCTTTAGTAGGTAATCATTGCGGAGTGTATTTAGGAGATGATATATTTTATCATCATGCCGAAAACAGAATATCCTGTAGGGAAAATATCTACCCTTTTTGGAAAAAGTATATAAGTGGGGTTTATCGTTATGCAACATAGTGTGTATTTACAAGGAGAATTGGGAGAAAGATTTGGCTCTAAATTTATTGTCAATACTAATGACTATGCGGATGTTTTTAAATGCATAAACGCAAATAGACCTGAGTTTTTACCTTATGTAAGAAAGTGCCATGAAGAAGATATAAATTTTATAGTTGAGACAGAAGATGGCACCATTGATCAAACAGATTTGATAGTCCCTATCTGTAAAGGAGATATAACTATATCCTTAGCACCTGCAGGCTCAAAAAGTGGTATAGCAAAAATACTTGCAGCTATTGCTATTATTGCTATTATTGCTATTAGTGGAGGCTTTGCAGGGCTTGGAACGGGGGTAGTAGGAGCCGCGGGACCTATGCAGGTTGGTTGGGCAGTAGGAGCAGCCGGAGGCTTAAGTACGGCAGGTAGTATGGTAGCCTTGCTCAGTATAAACTTAGCTCTAGCAGGTATGCAACAAATGATGGCACCTGATCCTGCTGTAGATAAGGATGCGCCGACTAATTATATTTTTAGTGGAGGAGCAAATACCTCAATAGAAGGTGACCCTATTCCTGTCCTTTATGGGGAACTCAGAGTCCCTGGCAGACCTATAGCTGTAGATATACGCCAAGGGGGAAACGGCTCTGGAGGCACTCAAACTATTCAAGACGCAATAAACAATGTAACTCCAGATGCTGCAGGTAACATTAACATAGTAGCACCCAAACAGCAGCCCTAATAGGAGCCCAATAAAATGATTAAAGGTTTACACTTCCCTAACTTCGACGTCGACTTTAGCTACTTAGCTAAAGATAGACAAACAATATCAGTAACAGATCTAATAGCAGAAGGTCCTATTTACGGACTTGTTGATGGTGCAGCTTCTGTATATTTAAACGACGATAGAGCTGTGCCTCTTTCAGAAGCAAGTAGTTACTACAGTCAAAGTGCTGCATCTGCCGCTTTAACAAACGGTTCCACTTCTGCTACTATTAGTGGGGCAGGCGCTAATCCTATTATAGAATCAGAAGCGGGAACTAAGTACCTAATTGTACGCGCAGGACATGGAAGCAAACAAGTAACTGCTAGTAATGGATCTGCTGGAACAGACAACTTTGCTATTACGGCAACTCTTACTACTCAAAATACTGATAGTTTTTTTACTGCTGATATGGTTTCTTCGCCTGCTGACGTAGACACACATGTTCCTGCAAGGCTAGGTATACTAGCATCTGGAGGCATTGGTGACGGTGCTTTTGGAGAAGGCTGGATAGTTAAGCGTACTAGCAACTCTGTAGCTGAGTTTGTGCCCGGAAGCCCCTCAGGTCCTTCAGGCTTATGGATTCCTAATGGTAATTACTTTTTAGAAGTTGATAAACTAGTTGAAATTTCAGCTATTTCAGGAACTACTGTTACTTTGGCCTCTGCTTGGACAGGTGTTACAGGAAATTATAAGTTTGATGTTACCGGTGCTATTGTTACAAAAATAGATGTTGTAACTCAGTCGCAAACAACCAATCACGAAGGTGTAACTACTCAGTTTAGGGTAGGTACGCTAGCACAAACTCCTTTTAGCGGTCGAGGAGGAAATGGTTCTACATCTATAAGTAATAGCCCTAGCGCTGGAGGCTCTTTGCAACAAAGTGATAATTATGGAGGGGAC